ATTATCCCGATTAGTTTAGGCGGCGATCACACGAAACAAAACTCTCAATTACTTTGTAGGAAATGCAACTTGCTAAAAGGGCAAAACAGTTTAGCGGATCAAATGTTGCTTTTTGGTTAACTTATGGCACGACCACGCACACCGACAGCAGTCCTTGAGGCACGGGGTTCATTCAAAACCCATCCTGAGCGCAGGCGTTCTGGCGAGCCTGTTGTTGAAACTCCACTGGGAAATCCCCCGGCGCACATGGGAGAGCTTGAGGTTGCCTGTTGGTTTGAAATTGCCGAGTTGGCTCCGAAGGGTGTTTTGACTTCAGCGGACCGGGTAACGGTCGAAACCCTGGCTTGTCTGCTTGCAGAGTTTCGGACGGTAAAAGAAGACTTCCCCGCGTCTAAGCATGCACGTATGTTTGGGTATTTGGGCCAATTGGGCATGATGCCTGGGGAAAGATCGAAGCTTTCCATTGAGAAGCCAAAAGATGTCAACGCCTTCGCTGAGCTATGACAAGTACGCACAGCAAGTTGTTGATGGTGATTTACTGGCTTGCAAGTGGGTTAAAAAGGCTTGTGAAAGGTACTTAAACGACAGGATTAAAGCCGAATCTGGTTGGATTTACCGATTTAATCCAGAAAAAGCTGAAAAATCTATTAAATTCATGCAGTTATTACCCCATGTGAAGGGTAAGTGGGCTGCAAGCAAGCAAAAAATCGTATTAGAGCCATGGCAACAGTTCATTTTAGCTAATCTGTTCGGCTGGGTTCGAGTTTCGGATGATATGCGCCGGTTTCGGGAGGCTTACATTAAAGTCCCCCGGAAAAACGGCAAATCCGTACTCGCAGCGGGTGTAGGGCTGTACTGTATGGCCGCTGATGATGAATACGGCGCTGAAGTATACTCGGGTGCCACTTCAGAGAAGCAGGCGTGGGAAGTCTTCAGGCCAGCCAAGTTAATGGCCCAGAAAACCCCTCCTTTGCTCGATCACTTCGGAATAGAGGTTAACGCGAAGAACCTGTTAAGGATTGCTGATTTCTCCCGGTTTGAGCCTTTGATTGGCAACCCTGGGGATGGTGCCTCTCCCTCCTGTGCGATTGTGGACGAATACCACGAGCACGATTCATCCGACCTGTATGACACGATGATTACCGGCATGGGGGCAAGGGAGCAACCCCTGATGTTTGTCATCACTACCGCAGGATCGAATATAGGTGGACCGTGTTACGAAAAGGAGCTTGAAGCCCAGAAAGTATTGGATGGGGTTTTTGATGATGAGCGCACCTTTGCCATCATGTACGGGATTGATGAGGGGGACGATTTCAAAAATCCTGAAAACTGGGCTAAGGCTAATCCCAATTTGGGCGTATCGGTCTCGGAAGACTATTTAGAGGCTCAAGTTTCCTCTGCTATTCGCACTCCATCACGGCAAAATTCGGTAAAGACCAAACATTTTAATATGTGGGTGGGGGCCAAGACCGCATGGCTTCCAATGGATGTCTGGACGCGATGCGGGGACGAAAATCTTAACGAGGAAGACTTTTACGGACTTCCTGCTTTTGTTGGTTTGGATTTGGCAACAAAAATAGACGTTGCTGCCAGGTGCACGATATTCGTCAAAATCATTGATGACAAAAAGCACTACTACGCCTTCCCCCATATGTATTTACCGGAAGAAGCGTTAGACAAGGCAAAGAATGCCTCCAGTTATAGAGGCTGGGCGACTTCAGGCCATCTTCAGTTAATGGACGGGGCCGAGGTTAGTTTTGATGACATCGAGGAAGACATAATCAGCCTCGCATCTAAGTATCAAATTCAGGAAATTGCCTACGACCCCTGGCAGGCAACACAGATGGCGCAAAACCTGAGATCGGCGGGAGCGATGGCCATAGAATACCCGCATCAGGTGAAGTATTTGTCTCCTGCCATGAAAGAATTGGAGGCAGCGTTAGTATCTGGGCGATTTCACCACCCTAATAACCCCGTTTTCGACTGGATGGCGTCAAACGTGACTGCAAGGCTAGACAAAAAAGATGAACTCTATCCTAACAAGGATTTCCCTGAAAACAAGATAGACGGCATCATTGCCGCACTTATGGCCGTGGGTAGAGCGATGATAAATGAAGAGCATGGCTCTATGAACGATTGGCTAGATAACCCGGTATCTATAGGATGAGATTGTTTCAGCGGCTGTTCTCCTTTTGGGGTAAAGACTTATCAAACCCCGAGGATGGGGAGCAAGCTACAGGTCCGGCGACCTATTCCACATCCTCCGGGATAAGCGTAGCGGATGAGGACGCGCTTAAAATTTCTTCTGTATGGGCCTGTTGTCAGATCATTACGGATTCCGTGTCTTCTCTACCTTTGGAGTGGTTCAGGGTAAGAGAGGGTGAAAGAAAGCCTTTAGAAGACACGCACCCTATATCGCAGTTGTGGCGCACCCGGCCTAATAAGTTTATGAAGTGGCGTGACTTCAGGAGGGCGATTACCTTTCAGCTTGCCTTGTGGAACAACGCGTATGCCAAGATAGAATACGACTCGAACGGGAATGTGAGGGCTTTGATCCCTATTCATCCTGCCAGGGTTATTGTTTATCGTGATGAAACCGGATTAACGTATCACTATCACTCTGATAAAGGCGTTTTTGTCTTATCGGATCGCTCTGTTCTTCATTTGAAGGGAATGGGCGCTGAGGGGATTGTTGGCTTAAATCGTTCTGATTTCGCTCGCAATGTATACGGAGTTGCGGCGAGTGCCGATACGTATGCGGCTAAGCAATTTGCCAATGGTGGACGACCTCCTGGGATATTAAAGGTAGATCAGTTCCTAACCTCTGAGCAGAGAAACAAGCTGGCCGATATTTATCAGGGCATAACGGCTACGGCTGAAAATGCTGGCAAGTTGTGGGTATTGGAAGGTGGGACATCATACGAAATGCTTGCCCACGACCCCGATACCATGCAGATGATTCAGTCCAGAGCACATAGCGTGGGTGATGTTGCGAGGTTTTTCGGTGTTCCCTCTGTGATGATTGGTGGTGGTGACTCACAATCTAGTTCATGGCCAGCCAGCTTTGAGAACCAGCAATTAGCCTTTCTTACTTTTACGCTTGCGGCTTATCTTGATGAGTGGGAGTGTGCAATGATGGACGCGCTCGTACCCTCTAATCAACGAGGCAAGGTAATAGTCGATCACGATGAAGACGACTTTGTGAAGATGGACTCGCAGGCTAAGGCGTCATTCCTGTCCACACTCACACAGAATGGGCTGATTACCCGCAATGAAGGCCGAAAAAAGTTAGGGCGCTCAGAGGTTGAGGGCGCCGATGAGCTAACGGTTCAGGTTAATTTAACGCCTTTACAAGAATTGGAAAGCATTACAGAAGGTGATGATGATGGAAACGAAAACGAACCCGCTTGAGCAGTGCGAGATAAAGGCCAAAGACTCTGGCTGGACGTTTGAGGGTTATGCGTCAAAGTTCGGTGGTGTTGACTCTTACAACGACACCATAGAAAAGGGTGCTTATGAAAAAACCCTTCAAGAGAGGGCAATGCCTGTGTTCATGCGGTTTGAGCACAATGTTGGAATGTTACCCCCTGGAAAGTGGAAAGAAGTAAAGGAAGATAATACGGGATTGTTTGTGAGCGGAGAGCTTACCAAAGGGATGAGCCTGTCCACAGACATTAAAGCCGCAATGGAGCATGGCACGTTACAGGGTCTTTCAATCGGGTATCGAATCCCCAGGGGTGGGGCAGAAGAAAAAGAAGGCATCCGTCATTTAAAGCAGATTGATTTGGTGGAAATCTCCATAGTACAGAACCCAGCCGACACAGGGGCGATGATTACCGGCATGAAAGCCGAAATCGAAACTCTGGACGGCTTAAAAGAGTTTGAATATTTCCTGCGAGATGTGGGGGATTTTTCAGCAGCAGCGGCGAAGTGCTACATTAGCCGCCTCAAGTCCTTTATTGAACGAGATGTCAGTAAAGAGCGCGATGAGGAAATAGCACACCTCAAAACACAAATTGAATCTCAATCAAACGCTGCGAAGTTTGCAGCTATCATTAAGGATTTATCATGAGCGACGCAATAGAGTTTGCGCAGGTCGAAGCTGCGCTGAAAGAAAAGCACGATGAACTAAAAACGTACATCGAGCACAAGGTAAACGCATCTAGCGAAGAAGGTAAGAAGCTCTCCGATGAGCACAAAAGCGCCATCGACTCCCTATCGGATCAGTGTAAGCAACTGTCTGACAAGCTTCTTGAAATTGAGCAGAAAGGGTTTGGTGACAAGGACGAAGTTCGTCAAAAGTCTATTGGCGAGGAGTTCGCCTCAAGCGAGTCGGTTCAGCAGTTCAAAGCTGGCATGATCCCCAAAGCGCAGATGGAGTTTAAAGCGATTATCAACGCGGCTCCTGGCACGGGCAATCCGCTCGTTCCTGAAATGCGCGTACCTGGAATTGTGCATGAGCCTAACCGGGTTCTGCGGGTTCGGGACATTCTGCAGGTTGGCCGCACCACATCTAACACGATTTACATCGCGAAGGAGAATGTGTACACCAACAACGCCGGTCCTCAGATCCAGTCGCCTGGGTCGCCGGAAGTCCGGGAGAATATCGCCAAGCCTACCAGTGATATCACGTTCACCAGCTCAACCACTCCGGTTGAAACCCTGGCCCACCTGTTTAACGTATCCAAGCAGGTGCTTGACGATTCACCGATGCTTGCCAGCTACGTGAATATGCGTGGTCTCTATGGGCTGAAGCTGGAAGAAGACGATCAGCTTCTCAACGGTTCTGGCGCGGGTGGTAATCTGACGGGTCTTGTGACCAATCAAACCTCCTATGCGGCACAATCTCCCGACGTTGTTACGACCAGCCTGGATAAGCTCAGGGATGCTATGCGGCAGCTTCAGGTTGCCAACTACATGCCCACGGGGATTATTCTCAACCCCGTTGACTGGTCTAACATCGAAACGCTGAAGGTTAATGCGGGAACGGATGATCGGTATATTATCGGTGATCCTGCCTCACGGCTGAATCCGATGCTGTGGGGTCTCCCTGTCGTTGTGACCAACACCATGACCGCGGGGACGTTCCTTGTTGGTGATTTCAACATGGTTGGTATGCTGTGGGATCGTGAAGACGCGACGGTTGCAATGTCGGAGCACCATGATACAAACTTTGCCAAAAACATGGTTACTATTCGTATCGAGGAGCGGCTTGCGCTTGCCCTTGAGCGGACCAGTGCCATTGTTGGTGGAAGCTTGTAATCAACTGACGGAGCGGGGGGCTTTGCCCCCCTTTTCAATCTATGGAAATAGAAATAACAGCACGGGCTACGGGTCCGTATGGTGAACTGAGCAGGCGGCAGCGGTTTACTGATAAAGACATGCCCCAATCGTATTTAAACCATCTTGTTGATATCGGCGTGGCTAAGTACATTGTCAATCATAAGGTGGAGAAAAAGCTGGAAACAAAGGTTGTAGAAGTCGAAGCGCCTTTATCAAAAAAGACTTTATCTGCATCGCAACCGGACCCAGCCTCACAAGAGAAGACGCCGAAAAAGCGCAGGGGTCGCCCGCGCAAATCATCGTCGTAAACGATAATTATCGACTCTTACCCGATGCAGATTATTTGTATGCCTGCGATCAGAAATGGTGGACGCTCCACATGGACGATATCAAGGCTAACTTCAGAGGCAGGCTATATACGCAGTGGCACAATCAATCCACTAAGAAATGGGCGGCAGAGCATGGGATTACCGCAGTTGAGGGTAAAGGTGGGCCGGGACTTGGCAAGGGGTATATTCGGCATGGATCAAACAGCGGACATCAGGCGTTAAACCTTGCCTATTATCTCGCCCGTGAGCAGGATATTAATGGCTTCAGGTTGTTTCTGCTTGGCTATGATATGGGGGGCGCTGGCCATTGGTTTGGCGATCATCCCAAACCATTATTCCAAGCTGATAAGAAAAGTTTTATAAACCAGTTTAGGCTGTGGTCCCAGCCTTGATGTTAAAGACATTGAAAAAACCAGACACCTGAAACAGTTTGGTGCCAATAGAGCATTCCAGTTTGATGTAGATGTGGTTTTAGGCTGCAACTGGCAGTTCTGGGACCACTATTGGGACAAGATTAAAGATTTTCGGTGTCATAAGTGGACCTCTCACCCTGCCTTACAGGCAAAGCGACCTGAAGGCTTGAGGTGGATAGAGGGCAGATGGGAGACGGGCATCAGTACCGATTCATCTTATATTCATTACCATCATGGCAGCGGGCCGCAAATACTCAACCTTGCCTACCATTACGGCTGTAGAATATTTCTATTAATCGGCTGGGATATGCGCTATCCCGGAAAAGTTACCCGGACGCAATACACAAAGCCCCGCCATTTTTTCGGTGAAGATGCGCTGACTTCAAAGCATTTCCCCAATACTGGAAATGAGGGAGAGTTAGCCGGCTTGATTGATGAAATGGCAACTATCAGGCCCGAAAATTACGGGATAACAATCGTAAACTGTACGCCAGACAGTGCGATGACATGCTTTCCTATGATGGGATTAGATGAGGCATTAGAGCGATACACATGAAGTTGCAGCATCCCGAGGTTCGCTATGAGGTTACGGACCACTGCAACGCCACTTGTATCATGTGCCCCAGGGACAAGCATGATCGCCCACATGGGATTATGGACAATGCCCTATACCGGGCAAGCATTGATGAAATTGTCTCGTTAGGGGCGCAGAGAATCGTTCTCACGGGGTTTGGTGAGCCGCTGCTAGATACCAGCTTAGAAGTTAAGATTGATTACGCCAATCGACTTGGATTGAACACCTACATCATCACGAATGCGTCCGCTCTTACTCCAAAGCGGGCAGAAGCGTTATTGACTGCCGGACTAGATGAGTGCCGGATATCCTTCTATGGGATGTCGCCTCAATCTTATAACGCCGTAATGCAGGGTTTGGACTATAAAAAAACCCTCAAAAACATACTGAATTTTATCAATTTGATAGATCAGAAAGGTTCACAGACGAAGGTGATGCTGTCCTATCTGGTTTTGCCAGAGAACGAAAAGGATACGGATACCTTCCAGGCATTCTGGGAGCCATTGGTTGATTACATCGAAATCTGGAAACCTCATAATTTCGGTGATGGCAGGGATTACAGGGACAGAACGGAATACAAGTCTACCTGTGGAAGACCCGCCAACGGACCATTGCAGATACAGTGGAATGGCGAAGTCATCCCCTGTTGTTACGATTACAACAATCAAATTATTCTGGGAAATGCGTTTGAGTCTCCCATATTAGATATATTGCATGGGGACAAATACAACGCATTGAGAGAGGCACACGCTTACGGGGAGTTTGAGAAATTCCCATACTGCGATCAATGTGACCAATTATTAGAGCACTCTGATGCTTTGGTTTACACCAACCGGCATGATCTGCCAAACGAAGAAGCTGTCAGGCTTTCTAATACTGATTTGTATGATCTGATAGAGGCGGTTGAAATAGATGGGCGCAGGTGATTTCAGGATACACAAGTCAGATCAGATGATGTGGACGGATAAGGTTACCTGGCGCTGGCCTGCTGCTGATAGAAAGCTAGTATCAGTCTTTAATGACGTGAAGGATATTGATGATGTCATTATGAAGCACGTTACAAATACATCTGTATGTATCCAGGCTGGCGGGGCATGTGGTGTGTGGCCGCTCAGGTTCTCGCAGATATTTAATCATGTCTACACGTTTGAGCCTCAACCGATTAATTATCAATGTCTTAAATTCAACTGTTTTGACGCTGACAATATAACGGCATTCAATGCCCCCCTATGTAATAAACATGCGAAATACTCTATCCACAATAGTATTTATGAGAGAGAGAATTTCGGGGCTGGGTATATCGTTCCAGATGAAAAAGGTTTAGAGGCAATGTGCATTGATGATCTTGGTGTCGATGATTGCGGATTGATCCAGTTGGACATTGAAGGCTTTGAGTTAGAGGCTTTAATTGGCGGGTATAAAACGATTGAAAGGTTTAAACCTGTTATTGTTCTTGAAGAAAAACCATTAAAGCACATGCCGACAAGATTCGACCACACCGCACCAAGACGCTGGCTTCAGGACGAGTTCGGGTATAAGCAGGTAGGCTCTATTCATAGGGATGTCATTCTTTCAGTATGATTTCTGTCTGGAGCGTGTGTGTCGGGACTAAATATTCTGACGAAGACGTTTATATCCTGAAGAATATGGTCTCCAAGCATTTAGATGAGCCGCATAATTTCTACTGCTTGTCTGATCGCCAGATAGGTGATTTAAACTGTTTAATCCCAACGGAAAAGTGGCCTGGGTGGTGGAGTAAATTGCTTCTATTCAGGTACGCCGGTGGCCAAAACCTGTATTTTGATTTGGACGTTGTGATTGTTGGCGACCTGAAACGGCTAGTCTCCGGCTGTCTTTCAATGCCTGCCAACTGGGCGCAGTCTGGTCATGGTGGGTGCCAGTCGTCGGTAATGTCATGGAATGCGGATTATGACGACTATTCCATGCTGGCTGACGAATTTGATGTTAAGCAGTTAAAAGAGCCGCGAAACGGTAATTGTGGTTCCTATGGTGATCTGAATCTTTGGGGCGATCAGGAATACATTACGGCTAAATTGGGTGAACCTGGGAATGAAGTGGTCCCGATGGATCATGTGTATTCCTATAAATACCACTGTTTAAGTCAAGTACCTGAAGATGCCTCTGTAGTGTGTTTTCACGGAAACCCAAAACCTAAAGATGTCAGGACAAAGTGGGTTATTCAGGCAAGATCGTAATACATTGCAATCACGGCCTAGAACATCAGGTTAAGTATGCAGAGGCGCTAAGGGCCGGATTCTCAAGACACAATATCAACGCAACCATTAGTTTTCGGGCCGACACACTAGCGGACCTGCATATTTGCATAGGTCCGTGGTTTGCCTACACGCAATGGCGGTATTCAAATACGCTTTATTTAGATAGAGCATATTGGGGAAACCCTCAATATGTTTCCGTCCACTGGCTTGCTGATGGCGAGAAGGTTAGAAACAAGTCAGTCAGTGAAAGAAAACACCCAAAGCTAAAGCCCTACAAGCATGGTAATCGGAAAATCTACCTGCTCGACTATGACGAGAAATGGGGGCATCAGGCAACTGATGGAGATGTTAGATACCACCCCGCCCAGTCTACGCCAAAGAGAACCTTGGAAGAGGATCTCAGGATACATGATATCGCTATAGGAAGGCGCACAACGGCTTTAGTAGATGCGGCCATACATGGGCTTATGGTGAAAACGGACGACCCGCACAGCCCCGTATGGGCTATCTCTGGGTGTCGCTCAATACCTAAACGACAGCAGTGGATAAATGATCTGGCGTGGCATAACTGGTCGCTACTGGAAATAACTGAAGGGAAAATGTGGGATGCGCTTGGTAGACGTAACACAGCCGACTAAACAGCCGGTGACATTGGGCGAGGCTCGTGAGCAATGCCGTATTCTCGATAATTCCCACGACACTAAACTGCTCATGTATATCAATGCAGCGGTGGGATATGTCGAGCGGTATACGGAAACACGTCTTATGTCGAGGACAGTGCGGCAGGAGATGGATGCATTTCCGGATGGAGTTATAAAGCTGAAACTGGCCCCTGTTACTGCCGTGACGTCGGTTGTGTACGATAACGCCAGCAACAACGAAACGACGCTTACACTTAACACCGATTATAGAGAGGCATTGTCAGGGGCCTACCCAACCATATCCCCTGTTGATACTTGGCCCACGGCGATATCAAAGCCTTCGGCTATCCGAATTACCATGACGGTTGGTTATACAAACAGGGATGATGTTCCGAATGATTTGCGGCTGGCCATTCTCAAAATGGTGCAGGACTTATTCGCCAATAACGGCGATTCTATTTCAGGGATGACGAATCAACCGCTGAATTTCAGCGTTCGCGCATTGTGCGACATGCACAGAAGGTACTACGGCGATGACGCTTAACGAAATCATTTATGTCTACAGGAAAGTTCAGGTTAAAGACGAGTATGGGACGCTGACCACCACTCAAGACCTGTTTAAGAAGGTATACGCAAAGGTTCGCCCGCTGTCTGGCATGGAGCGAAACAGATCCGATCAAACAGAGGCGGCGGCTAATTACCGTTTCTGGATTCATCAAAGAAGTGATTTGTTACCTGACGATATTATTCAGTGGAACTCTGTGCAATATAACATTCGCTTCATCGCTGACAATGGCCCCAAAGAAGCTTATATGTACATTGATGCCCAGCGCGGAGTTGCTGTCTGATGGCGATCACGAAAGGCAAGCGCAAGGCATGGCGCGGTGGGACAAAGCTTCGAAGAACGCTCCGCAGATTAGAGCCTGAAATTAAAAAAGAGCTTGTTGATAACTTTGAAAAGTACGCTTCAGATATTTCTGATACAGCCGCCTATATTGCTTTTTCAAAAGGCTTGTACCGCGAGGGAGATATGATCGAGTCTATTGATTACAAGATGGGGCGCGATGGATTAACTGCAGTCATTGGGCCTGGTGCAAAACGCATAAGGATCAGCAAGTCCCCATTTAACACTACCCTGTATATCAAAGACAAAGACAAGCATGCGGCGTTGCAATTCTTTAAGGCGTACTGGGCAGAGTTTGGAACAAAGGGATCATCAGAAAAAAATATCCCGCCACAAGTTCCAACACCGTTTATGAATCCGGCCTATGACGCGCATAAAGACAGAATTACAAAAGAAACACGCGGCATGATTGGCGACATTTTAATCAAGGTTACAAAAGAAACCACAGATGGCTAATCCAGGGCTCGCGTTACACAAGGCGTTGATTGCAAAACTTGAAACGCTCACTACAGCGACGATCTATGATGCTGTGCCCCTGTCGGCTGATTATCCTTATGTGGTAATAGATTCAGATCAGGTGATTAATGCGGATTTTACCAATGCCCGCATGGATCGCCGTTTTGTTTACTTGTCTATCTGGTCTCGCGCGTACGGGAGCGCAGAGGTTAAAACCATTATCGGTGAGATAGATCCTATCAATGAGACACCTTTGACATTAGATACTGGTGAGCTTATTTCCGTGCGCGTGGAGCGTACGCACACCAACCGTGAGCCTGATACGCTCACTTTTATGGGGCACATTACGCTCCGCATTTTGACTTTACATTAAGGAGTTTTACTCATGGCCTTGCAAACAGGTGCAAACAAGAAGTTCTACATTGCTGTAACGACTGGCGAGCAGGCCAATCAGGCAGCGTATGAAGCAATCACAGACTGGGTTGAGGTGGAAAACACCGAAAGCCTGGGCGAATTCGGAGATGAATCAACAGATGTAACATTCTTAGGTCTTGGCGACGGAAGAACCCAGCACCTCAAGGGAAGTCGTGATGCGGGAACGCAGCCCATCACTTTCGCATTTAAGGATGATGCCTATGGCTCCCCCTTGGGTGGCCAGGGACATATGCTGGCGGCGGCAGAAGATACCACCAACACGGTGTATAACTTCAAGGTATCATATGAGGACAGCACCTCATCCCCTCTGGGCCACTCAACTCGCTATTTCGGCGGGTTTGTTGGAACCTTCCGGGAAGCGGTAACGGGTGCTGATGATGTTCTGATGGTTACGTCAGACGTTCGGATCAACACAGCGATTGTGCGCGTTAACAAGACTTAATTAATGGGGGCTTTGCCCCCTTTTAACCTGTGCGGGAAATAGTATGTCAGTTGCAACCAAGAACACGTTTCATATCGAATTAAAGGGAAAAGAGTACACCATAAAACCTACTCTTGAAGTTTATGAGAAGGTAGAGAATTTCAAGTTTACAGCTCCCGACGGGTCAGACTATGAAGGCATCGCAGCTATTGGGGTGTGTGTGCAAACTTTGAAGCTGCAAAACATTGCTGATGTGTTCATGTATTTGGGGGATATTAAGAAAAGCCGCCAGACGGAAATCAAGCAAGGTATCTTCGAGGCTGGTGTTGGTACAGTTGGGGTCGCTATTTCCGAGTTTATATCTGGTTTGCTGAATCCAAGCGGCCAGGAAGAACTTGAGAAAAAGGAAGATGACGCGGGGGAGTAAAGGCTCCCGGCAACTTTGTTGATGAGTTGTTCAAGGCGGCGGCGGGGGCGCTGTGCTGGGAGCCTGATGTGATATGGAAAACCCCGGTGCCCCAATTAATCCTTGCCATTCAGGGCAGGTATGACTACGCCTTAAAGACCAATCCCTTTGGTGCCCCCAAGGACAAAGAGAAAGAGAAAGCTAGAAAAGAAAAGCTTGATGCTCAACGCACAGCATTTTTCATGGCGCGGTCCGAACTGCGACAGAAGGTAAAGAATGGCAGACGCAACTGAAAGATTATTAGTTCGCATTGATGCGACCACGGAGCAATTGCGCCGTGAGCTGAAGAAAGCGGACTCGTCTATTACCAAAACCCAGAAGGCGGTAGACAAAAGCCTGGGAAAGATTCAGCAGTCGTTTGATAATCTTAGAAAGAATATTACCGGCAAGTTTGCGGCTGCTTTTTCTGTTGCTGGTATCGGGCTTTTTACTAAGCAAATTGTTGAAGCCTCTAACACGATGGCAGGTCTGCGTGGTCGGCTGGCGCTTGTTACTGAGTCACAAGAAGAACTAAATAGCGTTTATGAAAAGTCGCTGAAGCTTGCCAACACAACCCGCCAGTCAACCGAGGCTACGGTTGGTTTATATGCAAAATTAGCGACCTCTACAAAACAGCTTGGCCTGTCTCAGAATGAGCTTCTTGGCATTACCGAAACGATTAACAAAACGTTTGTTATTTCCGGTACTACCGCTGAAGCTGCATCTAGGACTATTCTCCAGTTTGGGCAGGCGCTTGACGGTGGTACGCTACGCGCTGAAGAATTCAACTCTCTCATTGAAAACTCTCCAAGACTCGTCCAGGCGTTAGCCGATGGGCTAGAGGTCACTCGGGGAGAGCTTCGCCAGATGGTCGTAGATGGTGAAGTTTCATCTCAAGACATGATAACGGCGCTACAAAAGGTAGCGGATACCGTAGATCGTGACTTTACCAAAATACCCCCAACAATCGGCGGCGCGTTTCAGGCGTTAGCCAATAATGTTAATGATGCGCTTGGAAAAGTAGACGCGACCCCACTGATTGAATCTATGAAGGAACTGCAAGAGGTTCTTGCGTCTGAAGGATTCAAAACCGCGCTTGCTAATATATCTGCCGGGTTATTAAAGATTGTCTCGACTGGGGCGAAAGCTTTAGCGGCTATTGGTGGAATCGGTGAAGCAGTCGCCAGGGCATTTGGTGGCCCGACAGATGATATTGAAGAATTAGAAAAGGAATTAGCAAAGACTGAAAGGCGGCTTGATTCACTGAGGGGCGTAACGGCCAGGAGCAGTCAGGCGGCGCAGGATCTTAGGGACAAGATAGCAGACCTAAACAAGCGGATTGCGTTTCAGAAAGAACTACAGGAAGCGCAGACGGCACAACAAGAAAAATCTAATAAGGCGGCATCGCAATACGCCAAGCTATCTGAAGTCATTGTCAAAGCTAAAAAGCTGGAAAACAAAGAACTCAATAAGCTGCTTAAAGCATATGAAAAAGAACTACAGTCCCGCGAGGACGCCAAGAAAGCTATAAAGGACTACATTGATGATCTTGAATTTGAAGTCAAGATTATGCGCGAGTCATCGACTGAGCAGGAAATACAAACTGCTATCCGTCGAAATGCTGCCGATGCTACAGATGAGCAGAAAAAAAAGATACGGGAACTGATAACCGCAAGGGAGGATGAAAGAGCAGCACAACGGGAGGCGGCAAAGCAGCTAGAAGAAACCACGAAGAAAGCGAAAGAAGAAATATCTGCGTGGGATAAAGCTTTGCAGGACATGGCGGCAAGAATTGACTCAAGCTTTGCCGATGCTTGGAAAGGAGCTTTTGACTCATTTAAGTCATTTAGTGATAGCTTGAAAGACGCCTTTAAGCAGATGATTGCTGAATTGCTGCATCAGTTAACTACCGCTCGATTTGGGAAGGCGCTGTTTGGCGCTTTTGGTATTGGTGGATCATCTGCCGCAATGGCAAGTGGCGGCATTGGGTTGTCCGGTATAGGCTCTGTGCTGTCAGGTGGTCTTGGCAACATAATCACAGGTGCTGGGAGCTTTGCCACTAACACACTGGGAATGCCTGGGCTTGGTTCGGCAATTATCGGCTCTCAGTCTGGATTTGCCCAAACCGGCGCATTGCTTGGAGGTGGGTTTGGCACTGGCGCGTTAATTTCTGGTGGCGCTGGTATATTGGGTGGGTACTTAGGCTCCCAACTGTACGGCCCCACAAGCGGTATAGGCTCCGCTCTGGGTGGGGTGGCCGGTGGTATAGGTGGCGCGTCGCTTGCCGCTCTTGGGGCGTTTGGTGGTCCACTGGGGGCGCTTGTGGGCGCTGTCGGTGGTGGGTTTATAGAATCCCTGTTTGGTGGAAAGAACAACGGCAACAACTCCGGCAAAGCTATTCTTGATCTTGCCACGGGCGGGATAAATGCTTTCGGGGTTGGCAAGACATTCGATCAGGCCAATGTAGATGCCGCCACTCAACTGGCTGCTGCTGCCCAACAACTTTCAGCCGCATTTCTGAATGGGGAGAAGATAGGCGATGCGGGTGACGCATTGTCTGCGGTCCTTGAGGATCTGTTAGAGAAGACAGACAAGCTTACGCCCGGAATAAAGAAACTCATTAAGGCGTTTGACGGCACATTAGAAGAGACTGTCAGGTTTACAATGGCTATCGGCACAATAGCCGACACCATGACGAGAAACGGCGCGATTGAGGCAATTGAAGACTTCAATCAGCAACTGGATTTAGCCGGGATGACAACCCGGCAGGTGTATAACGAGCAGACCTCTGCTATCAGTAAGATGGTGGAGGCGTTCGATGGTTCGTTAGAGTCTACTGAAGCACTCGCTACAGCGATGTCGATTAACAAGGGGCTTGCCTACGATTTAGCGATGGCGCTTCAGGTTGTTAATAAACAAATACAAGGATTAGTCTCCGATCAGATTAACTACTTCAAGCGTCAAACCTTCACGCCTGATGAGCTAATCAAGGATCTGGAGAAATCGTTTAACTTCCTGTGGGCCGGGTTAGGGTCTCAAACAGATCCTGAGAAGATCAGGCAAATCGGTGAAGCACTGCTTCAGATTAACCGCGAATTGTTTGATTTAGGCTCACCAGAGTTGCAGCAACTCAACTCCGATTTCTTCATTGATAGGGCGAAAGCGATTGAAGAAGCTGTGTCTGGTGCTGTGCTAACCGCCAGCGTGGATCTTGCGGCTACACAAGAAGACATGAACGCTAAAGTACAAGCCATGCTCACTGCCTCAGCAGGGCAGTTCCAGCAGTCAGCTAATACCATGCAGACAGCGGCGCAAATCTTCATGGAAGCCGTTATGTACTTTGGTGGGCGTAACGATCAGCAGTATTCAGAGGTCACAGCATAATGGCCACTACGTTCCCGCTATCTACTTATCAACTCAGTGATCGTTCACGATTTACCGATGAGCAGACGGTTGCTCAGGATTTGATGTCTGACGGCTCGATGAAAGTGAGAGTTTTAGGTTCCAGTACTTATCGGACGATAAACTGTGTGTTTGAGTATTTAGATTCAACAACATTTCAAACTTTCATGTCCTATCTTCGGACCAATCGAGTCACTGAGTTTGATATGACGATTGCCTTCTCCTCCCCTCAAGAAACGATTACCGGGTATATCTGGAGTGAACCCAGAGTAACTGTATCCGAGGGGAAATTGTATACTGTGGACTTCGATTTTCGTGGCGCAGTCGGCTGATGGCGAGAACGCTTACCACTACCCAATCCACTAATTTAGGGCTTGATGCCACAAGACCTATTTTTATCGTCAAGTGGGCATTTTCTGGGACGACAGAATATCTAAGTTGTTCTGGTGCGGTGACGTTTGACGGAAATTCTTATGTGGCAGGTGGGGTTAACATTCAATCCATCGAGGACTCCAATCAGGCTACGCTTTCGTTACCATTCAACACGGATAGAATAGATCAGCTTCAGACGGGTACATGGCGGGGTCAGTCCTGTGTCATCTACGCCATCCCCGCCGCCCCAGGTGACACCCCAACCTATTCAGTTGGAGATGAACTCACCTTATTAGATGGAATTATAGAGTCCGCTCGTTTTGCCAATGAGCAGATAACTATTACGGCCAAGAATAAATACTTCACTGGTGTATTAGCTCCCAGGTTTCTCGTTAACGATGTTTCCTCCACCATCCCACCGGTTGGCAGATCCTATGTCTGGGAT